AGTTACTTCTAAGTAAAGAAACATTACTAGAAATGCCTACTATAATGGAAAGTTACAGGAATTACTGCAGGAGTTTAGGGAATTCTAAAAGAACTTTGATGAATAAGACTACTGCAATTAGTACATTTTATGCTTGGTGTGTTAGACGGAATAAGATTAAGTACCATCCTTTCGATTCTAAATTAGATAAACTTAGATTTACAGAAAAAGACAAGGTTAGAAATAGTTATTTTCTCACAACAGAGCAAATACTAACAGTTAGGCTTTATATGCAAGTTGAATCTAAGAAATATGACTTGCAAGATAGGATATTATGGGAATTATTTTTGGATAGTGCTTGTCGGATTAGCGCTATTCAAAATTTAAAAATGGAACAACTAGACTTAGAAAATGGTTATTTTAGAGATGTTAAGGAGAAAGAGGGCTATATAGTTAATGCTTTCTTTTTTCAAAAATGTAAAGAGTTGATAAAAGAATGGATCCAGTACAGAACAGAAAACGGGATAGATGTAGATTGGTTTTTTGTTACTAAGTACAGAAAAGAGTACAGGCAAATGACACAAGGAGCTATTAGAAATAGGATTAGAAAGCTAGGTATGATATTAGGGATAGAGGATTTATATCCTCATTCTCTTAGAAAAACTAGCATTAATTTGATAAATAATTTAGCTGGATTAGGACTTGCATCTAGTTATGCAAATCACAGTAGTAGTGGAGTTACGAGCAAACACTATATAGCTAAAGCTAATCCAACAGAGATAAGAAACAGCATTATAAATGCTAGGAAAAAATTAGGTATTTTTTAGTTTAATATTACCGAGATTTTTAAATTTATAAAGAATTTATAGTTTTATTTTGTAGCTTTGAGCATATTTTTATATTTTTTCTTAAATATAATTTCTAAGATTTTTATATTTAAGACACTCAAAACAGCATTTTAAAACATAAAAATCTGAATAAATTTAAAAATCTATTCACAAATGAAAGGAGAGATGTTATGTTTTTTATTTACACAAAAGAAAGAAAATCAAAGCTTGCATTTACTGTTAACCTAACAGCAGATGAAGTTATGCAATTTATGGATGGAAATTTATTCCTGGATTATCCAGAGCTTATTCCGTCTGAGCATGTTGCAATTGAGAGAAATGAAGCTTTCAAATATCCGGCATATGACGAAGCAAAAAACACTATAAGAGAGATGACTAGAGATGAATTAATCGAAGAAGATATCGAGGTTCAACTAGCCCCAGGAGAGTATATAGAAAATAAGAAATTAAAGGTTGTACCACAGCCTAGCTCATATCATACGTGGAACACATCTACACATACTTGGGATATAGATATGGAAGATGTTAAAAGAACTTTCAGACACAAGTTCAGAGAAATACTGCTAGATAAGATGTTTGGAAGTTATGAGCATAATGGAAAAATATTTCAAATGCAAGAATATGATGAAGTTAATTTTATGAGAGTCAAGATGGCATTGGATATAGCTGGAGAAATAGAAGATTATGAGGTAATTAAAGATGCATTAAGTACTTTAGGTATTCCTGTAGATGCAGAGCTAGAAGAAAAAATCAAAATGGCTATGAGAGCAGGAAAATTAAAGCAACTTTTAAAATTGCTACCAACTCAATGGAGATTAAAAGATAACTCTATTGCATCTATTTCATTGGGAGAATTAAATCTAATTTACTTCTCTTGGATATTAAGAGTTATTGCTGCTCAAAATAAATATACTGCTATAACTAAGAAAATAAGGGAAGTTTCAACAGTTAAAGAATTAGAGGCTATTAAATGGGATTAAATAAATTAAAGGTAGTTTTATATAGCTACCTTTTTTTTATTGGCTTAAACAGGCTTTCACAAGGTCATTTTTAGGAGGTGATTTTAAATGTATACATTATCAGAAACAAGTTTAAAAATGTTGAAAGGGGTGCATCCAAACCTGGTAAATTTTATGACTGAACTTATAAAAATAAGTCCCTGGAACTTTAAGATAACTGCGGGAGTTAGAACAGCAGAAGAGCAGAATAGGCTATACCAAAAAGGCAGAACTGCTCCTGGATCTAAAGTAACCAATGTAGATGGGTATAAACTAAAATCCAACCATCAGATTAAATTTGATGGGTTAGGTTATGCGGCGGATATTGGCGTAATTGTGAATGGAGAGTATAAAGGAACTTGGAAAGATTTCCATTACTATCAAGACATCTATAACACGGCTAAAAATGCTGGATTGTTAGAAAAATATAGCATTGAATGGGGTGGAAATTGCTGGAGAACTTTTAAAGACGCTCCGCATTGGCAGATTAAAGGTGCAGACAGAGTTGCTTATAAGTAAAGGAGTTATAGAAATGGAAAGTTTTTTAGACAGAATAATAAAAGAAAAAGATGATTTGCAAGAGAAAATAATCAAGTTAGATAGATTCTTTACTACAGATACTTTTGAAAATCTGTCTCCAGTAGAGAAAATGCACTTAAAAGACCAAATGCGGTACATGAGTGCATACCTTAGTACTTTAAGACAAAGAATTAATTTCTATGAAAGCAAGGAGGGAAAACATGGAAATGACTAGATTAAATACTATGCCAATTGATGATAAATATTGGGAAGTTTTAGAAGATTATACTTACAGAACATCTATGGGACTTGTGACTGTCCCAAAGGGGTTTAAAACAGATTATGCCTCAGTTCCGAGAATTTTTAGAAACATAATTAACAGTTCTGGAAAACATGGCAGAGCGGCAGTAGTCCATGATTGGCTATACTCTAGCAAGTGTACATTAGATGTAACTAGAGAAGAAGCTGACAAAATATTCTTAGAAATCATGGCAGAATGGGGAGTGGGGGTAATTAAAAGAAATTTAATGTATAGAATGGTTAGACTTTTTGGAGCTAGCCATTTCAGAAGAGGTGAGTAAATTGGAAGATTTTTTTATAAGTGCTAAAAATGGAATTGCCATGGTTTGGACAGGTTGGATATCTGTGTTAGTATGGGCATTAGGTGGTTTTGACTTATCTGTAAGAGTCTTAGTATTTCTTATGTTAGTAGACTATATAACTGGAATTTGGGCTGGATACATAACCAAAACTGTAAATAGTACTAGAGCCTATAAGGGCATAAGTAAGAAAGTTTTTATACTAATTATAGTCTCTTGCTCCACAGTTATAGAGCAGCTTGTGCCTAACGTTGGAATTCGTAATTTAGTTATAGTTTTCTATGTAGCTACAGAGTTTTTATCTGTAATAGAGAATGCTAGCAAGTTAGGATTACCTATCCCTGAAAAGCTTAAAATAGCATTAGAACAGTGCAAGGGAGATAAATGTAATTCTAAAAATGCGGATCCAAAAGATGTAAAGCCAGAAAAATTAAAAGAGAAAGATTTTGATGAAGAAATTAAATAAAATAATGGGGTAGATTTTATACTACCCCTCTTTTTTTATTGCTTGAAAGTATGAATTTATCTACATTTAAAAAAAATAAAAAAAATATCAAAAATATTAAAAAAAAGTGTTGACATATACACTTGTATATGATATACTTAAATCAAGTTAAGGGAATGCTTAACAAATAAAAATTAAAAGGAGGTCATGAAAATGACAAAATTATGGAAAGAAGTAAAAGGATTAGTAAAAGGAACTAACGTAGACAAGGACAATTTAGACAAAGAAACTGGGTTATGTACAGTGGATCTAATCGGAGGGGAATTCAATGGTTGGGCAGTTGCAGGGCAAATTATTGATGACGAATTAATAATCGATGATAACGCAAAAGTATACAACCCTGCTGAATAAGAAAAAGCCTACTAAATAGTAGACTTTTAGAAATGGTATAGTTACCGAGCCTAAGTAATTGTACCATTTCTTTTTATAAATGTAAAGGAGGATAAATGGAAAAAGATAAAGCTGTAAAAAAATATAGAACAACTGAAAAAGGAAGAAAAAACACATATTACACAAATACAAAAAGTGCATGTAAAAAATTTTTATTAACTATGTCTACAAAAGAAGATTTTGAGTTAGCAAAAACTTGGCTTGAAGAAGGTGAAAAAAGATGGAAGCTTTAAGAATTGTCTTAAAACAAAGTTCAGCGAATTATAGAAAAGCAGGAACGATAGATAATAAGATGACTTATCCTTTACCTATACCTGCAACAGTGATAGGAGCATTACACAATATATGTGGCTATAGAGAATATCATTCTATGGATATTAGCATTCAAGGAAATTTTGAAGCAGTATCTAAAGATATGTATAAAAACATAACTGTCTTGAATACGATATCTGACAGAGGGACACTCGTTAAGATGATAGCTCCAAATGCAATTTCTAATGCTTATATAGAAGTTGCAGAAGCAGTGGATGATAATGCAAATTTCATAACTGAAAAAAATATAAAAATAAAAAATAAGGAACTTCTTGAAGAATTTAAGAATTTAAAAATTTTAAAAGAAAAGTTAGATTCAGAAAAAAAGCTAAAACTCGAAGAATTTAAAACAAGAAAAAAAGAGTTATCTGATAAAGATGAACTAAAAAAAATAAGATCTGAAGAAAAAAACTATAAAGAAGAGTTTAAAAAGTTTGAAGACGAAAACTATTCAAAGCCTTACAGTCAATTTAGAAGTATCGTAAAAAAGCCAATGTTCTATGAGCTTTTAAACAATATTTTCTTAATACTTCATATAAAATCAGATGAGAAAACCTTAAAAGATATAGAAAATAATATTTTCAATTTACAATCAATAGGAAGAAGTGAGGACTTTGTTGAAGTTGTCGAATGTAAAAAAGTTGAGTTACAAGAATTTGATACCGAAATAAAATCTGCTGAAGGACTATCTATATATCTAAATTATAACGATTTTCAAGAAGAAAAAATATTTAATTTAGATGTAGATGGAAATGTAGTAAAATCTGGGACTAAATACTATTTAGATAAATACTATAAAATAGTTAATTTAAAAAGAGAATTTGAAAAAACTTTAGCTATTTATAGTAATTATTTTAAAGCTAATAATAGTAGTGAAAATGTAAAATTGGATGAATATAACAATACAAAGTTATTGGTAAACTTCATATAAAAAAAGAGGGGTATGACGTCCCCTCTTTTTCTTGGATTCTTGAAAAAAAACCCATTAACATTTACATAGTCTAATCATATCATAAACTAAAAATATTTTCAAGTTTTGTTATAATTAAAAAAATTTAAAAAAAATTTAAAAAAAAGTATTGACATACTTGTACAAGTATGATATTATTAAAGTACCTCATAGGAAAAGGAGGTGATAAAATGAAAATCCAATTTAAAATTGTGATTGGGAGTTGGTCGCTAACAATTACAATTACTAAAAAGGAAAAGTAATTTATCCCCCCTCTTCTGAGGGGTAAACTAAGAATGATATGATCTTAGCTTCAGCTACTTAGATTATATCACTTCTTAAATAATAAATCAAGGAGTGATGAAGATGTTAAAAGAATTAATGAACCATAATGAACTAGGAGTAAAATTTTATAGAGATGAAAACGCAGTAATCTTTGTAGAAGATGAAAAAATAGGAGTTATCCTAAAATTGTCTGTCTATGAAAATATATTTATATTTCACAGACAAGGAAATGATGTCGAAGCTATTAAAAGACAAATAGAAATAGCTAAACATTATGATGAAATAATGGCTGGAACTTGGAGACCAGAAACTGAAAGAAAATTTACAAGAATAAGATAGAGGGGTAAAAAAGCCCCTCCAAATATAAGGAGGATAAAATGGAAGAAAAAAAAAGAAAGGGTTATAAAACCCAAGATCAGCAAAACAAAGCAAATCAAAGATATAGAGCAACAGAAGAAGGAAAAGAAAAAACTAAGCATAGTACATATAAAAGCCGTGCTAGAGTTTTTATAAACGAAATGGCAAGTTTTAAAGAATTAAAGGAACTAAAAAAAATGATATTAGAAATGGAGGATATAAAAATGAAAGAACTAAAAAAACTATATGCAGAATGGAGAAAGGTTAGCGAAGAAATGTTAGAAGAAGGATTTAAAGGATCTATAGACTGCGGGGATAAAGCAGTAAGAGAAGATTTTAGCAATTATGCAGAACTTCAAGAAATTATTTCTTTTGAAGAAATGTTAGAACTAGAAAAAGAATATATTAGAAAAGAGCAGGATTAATTTCCTGCTTTTTAAAATTATTCTCGGATATGATACACTCAAAATAATTATTAGTTTTATATCTTAAAATTTCTTACAACAGACAAAAAACAGACAATTCAAAATATGTTATGATGTAGTCTATATTAAACTATTATTATCTTATTATCCATTCCTAGGCACCATTTTATTTATAAGCATTGATGAATTATCATTAATGTTTTTTTTTATACAAAAATGACAAAAAAATAAGCTTTAATTTTCTTGCCAAAAAGTCAAGAATGTTATAAAATTAAACATAGTAAAAAAATTATGAGGTGAGTTATTTGAAAAAAACAAAAATAGTTTGTACTATTGGTCCTGTGACTGAATCAGTAGAAACTTTAAAAGAGCTATTAAATAGAGGAATGAATGTAATGAGATTAAATTTTTCTCATGGGGATTACGAAGAACATGGAACAAGAATAAAGAATTTTAGACAAGCTATGTCTGAAACTGGAAAAAGAGCAGGTCTATTACTTGATACTAAGGGACCTGAAATAAGAACAATGTCTTTAGAAGATGGAAAAGATGTAAGTATAAAAGCTGGGCAAAAATTTACATTTACAACAGATCAATCAGTTGTTGGGAATAGTGAAAGAGTTGCAGTAACTTATCCAGACTTTGCAAAAGACTTAAAAGTTGGAGATATGATTCTTGTAGATGATGGTCTAATAGAATTAGATGTTACAGAAATAAAAGGAAACGAAGTTATATGTATAGCTAGAAATAATGGAGAATTAGGACAAAAGAAAGGTATAAACCTACCTAATGTTTCTGTTAATTTACCAGCTTTATCTGAAAAAGATATAGAAGATTTAAAATTTGGTTGTAAAAATAATATAGATTTCGTTGCAGCTTCATTTATAAGAAAGGCTGAAGATGTAAGAGAAGTTAGAAAAATTCTTCATGAAAATGGAGGAGATAGAATACAAATAATTTCAAAAATAGAAAGCCAAGAGGGGCTTGATAACTTTGATGAAATCTTAGAAGAATCTGATGGAATCATGGTAGCAAGAGGGGATCTAGGAGTAGAAATTCCTGTTGAAGATGTACCTTGTGCACAAAAGATGATGATCAAAAAATGTAATAGAGCAGGAAAACCTGTTATTACAGCTACTCAAATGCTAGATTCTATGATTAAGAATCCAAGACCTACAAGAGCGGAAGCAAATGACGTTGCTAATGCTATAATAGATGGAACAGATGCTATAATGCTTTCTGGAGAAACTGCAAAAG